CTCATTGTTAGAAACCCAGTTTGGAAGTTATGGTCTTCTCCAGACCCGCATGTTATGCTCTTGCGAGAGCCGCACGGTCAAACCTACGCCCCCAATGACTTGGTGTACTAAGCAAACTTTTCTACCAACTGCCATTATCGAGGCGTTACAATCACCGCGCAGAAGAACCCTCCCTAGGGAGAGATCCCCGACTAGCTGACCGGGCTAGGTTGTCAAGCCTAGCAGGGACTATATCCCTCAGCTCCGCCCTTTCGGGACTTGAGTGACGTGAACGATCTGAGGACTCCTCCTCAATTTGGCTACGAACCTCACGCATCTTTCGCTCATCACGCTTCCTTTCGACCCCAGCAACGAACCGAATCTTCCGTTTCCTGTATCTTTTAGTGAGTCTTTCAGCAGTAACGCCGTCGACCGCGGTAAAAGTACCCAGCAACGTGGCCAAAGCCAACGGTGCCGAAGTAGCCTTTATATACGCGGCTATCGCCGTCCCTGCTGTAAACGCACCAAAGACAAGCGTAGCTCCTGCCACACCGACAAGAACCCACGCCCCCCAATCCCAATTTGCAGTATCACCCGCTCGATGTTGCGCACCATTCAACGCCAAATCTCCAACTAGTGTAGGCCCTGGCACGGTTGTAGGGGCAAGATTATTGCCCCCCACCCGTAAAGAAACCGACACCTGATAAAGACCAGGCTGATTGAACACGTACGTTCCAGCTAACGGGCTAATCCCACAAAAATCAGCCGCACCCCAGATCAACCTTGTAATCGCACCCCCAAAGGGCGATGTAAAGGTACCTGTGGCTGCCGTTGCCTCGTTAATACCCGCGCCCACATCTGCAACATTCATCTTAGGATTAAACAACTCAACCTCATACTCCACAAGCAACTCCCCAAAGAACACCCCAGCGCTAACGCCAAGGGGTACAAACGAGAACTTGCCTGTGTCGTACAGTTGAGAGTCTTCCGAAGAGTCCAAGCTACCGGTGCGGACGAAGTACTTCTTCATATAATCCGACCTACCCATCAGGCAGTCGTGAGTCATATCAAGCCACGGTGAAGTGGACTTAGTTCCGACATAAGCGTACATCTCCTCTTTAGATGCAAAATCTGGATCCGCAGAATCAAGCTGAGTAGAGAAATAGACGGTGCCCGAAGTGCTCGTACTAGTCCTCGCTCTATAGTGAAAGCGCAAGCGCTTCCATTTATATTGCTCATACCCTGCGGCCATATTTCCCAACCAAGGAAAAGACGTTATTAGGCCAGGGTTCAGGTCGTAAACCTGAACACTGGGATCTATTGCAAAAGAAGTTAGAGAAGTAATATCATCCAAATACTCACTGTGGCTAACGGTTGTACTCTTACCGCCATTAATGCGCGGTGCACCGGTGGTTAGTATGTTACCATACGCCGCCGGGACCGACACCTTGACACTAAGAGGACTCCCCCGAGGGGGCCCACTTGCCGCACTTTTCTTCTTCTGATCCTTCTTCTGTGGCTGCTTCTTCGACATGATTTGAGGACCCCCACCCGATCCTCTTGAGCGCGTTCAAGCACGGTTGCAAGTGCGGACTATGGCGCATCTCAAATTGGAATTGCAAAAGATGTTCCTGGTGAGAGCTAGTAACATGTAATAAACGATAAAATGTTCTAGACCAATTGACTGGCTCGCCAATTATCTTTCCATCTTTCTCGTATATCTTTGTGCTACAAAACTCAAACCCATTACAACTTTTATTAAACATTTTAACAATGTGCCCTAGTTTTTCATATTGCTCACGCGCTCCAGGTGTCCCAACCTCAACACTATCATCCCCCATAGCCATGATATGAGGGGCTCCAACTAAGTAGCCTAACATAACACGAATACGAGAATTTCCAGCACTGGTGTTGTAACTCCCGGAACAACGCTTCCCCGCGATCGTCTGTGCAATTAGAGTACCATTAGACAACATGAAAAGAGAGTTGGCTTCCGCCCACGCTCGCGCCCTTAATGCCTTATGGTACAACGTCCCTACCATGTTCGCCAATCCCGCACGAACATCTGCCTCCCACAACATCTCCCAAGATTGAAGGCCAAAATCCCACCCGGAGATATCCGCCTCGTAGGTATCACCCCACGTGCGCACACCTTCCCAAAGCGTCTGTAAACCCTCGTCATGCAATCCCATTCCAGGCTTAGATGGGATAACACCCCACGAGTCTATTTCTGCTTTGTTTTGGTTGGACAAGAGAAACCTCTCAACAATCTGGTCAATCAAGGAAACACTAGATATCAACCGCATACGCCCTTGTTGAATTTTCAATTCGGGATGGGGCTCATTCTTCACAAAGATACGAACAGGATCAGCAGCTCCAGACTGAACAATCTGTACTGCATTCATCCTCTCCACATCTCCAAAAGATAGAACCTCCAACCTCTCCCAGACTGCTTCCTTGAGCTGGTCAGGATATCTAGACAACACCGCAGCGTTATCCAGACAGCCCAAGCCCATGAAAGGCATACCAGGAGAGGCATCCTTCTTCACATCCAACAAGACCGAAGGGTAGAAAATCTCAAACGCAGCTCTCGATAACCCAAAGACTCCACCAACCTGTGTAAACACAGGAATTGGCTTAACCTTCGGATACTCTTCGAGCATGCGCTTTGTCACCTCAACCACCTTCTCATCACTTGGTTTCTCTCCAATCCGAAACCGATTCGCTTGAAAGAGGAGAGACTTCAACTCTGCTGCCGCGTCCCTACGAGGCCAGTTCCATCCGACAACTTCTCTAACCATTCCGGAATTCCATCCAAGTTCTTCTCGATATGTTGAACTTGTCGCTTCGTCAGCCAACAATACTTCAAAATCTCTAAATCCTTTGGTAGGTTTCTTTGGTTTGGTTTGAGGAGCTTTTGCCGTTGAATTTCCAACTGTAGCAAGGACCAGCCCAGCGCTGATAACTCTACCCTCTTCACTAAACGAGTAAGCTCCGGACTCTCTGGCCCATTCAAGGGCTTTAAGTCGGAGGGGGATTTTACCGGAGTCTCCCCAACTCCACGCAAGTTTTCCTGGTTTTGGGCGGGAAGTCGCTTATCCTCCACCGCCTCGCTCGGTTCAACCGGGCTTTGCTCGGGGCTCACCGGTTCTAGTTTCTCCTGCAGTTTACTCTCTTGAGGTACAGGACCACGTTTCTTGATTTCCTTCTTCTTTGATTTCACTTTCGTTACTCTCTCCGTCAAAGGCTCATGCAATACTTCATGCTTCTGAGACCTCATAGTTTTCAACATTTCGGATAATGCTTTACTACGCCTTGCCTCTTGCTCTCTTACAGGAGCAGGCAATTCCTTTACATCATGCCATTGGTCTGGGTCTTCCATTAACTGCTTCAAAAGGGTAACAACTCGGGGGTGATCCGGTGTCACAGCGTCTGCCCACTGCTGATACACATCTAGACTTCTAAAAGCTGGTTTAGTGGATTGAATAACCATCCAACGAGCTTTGTCCTCCATCGTTCGAAACGTGGTAGGCTTTACCTCATTGGTAGCCATATCAACCATATTAACATCTTCTTTCTCATCTAGCAGTATTTCAACTTGGTCAGCAACCACTGCTCCTCCGGCCCCTCGCCGCATCCCCTCATCCGCAATATCCAAAATTTCCAAACCTTGCTCTTCCGTTATCAAGTCGTCAGATATCCGAGCGTTTATCTCATCGATTATAACGCTAGGTACCCTACGACCAGCTCCCGAAATTGCAAAGCCTCGCGGTTTTCCCTCATGTTGGGGGCCTCGGTGAATTTGATAAGCCTGTCTCTCACTCTTATACGAAGTACGTGAATGATACTCTAGGTCCATCTCTGTCGCCTTATCCTCCTGAAACTTAGAAAAATAACTAGACTCTCGGATAATATCAGCATCGCTGAGTTCTCTGAGGTAGTTATCCGCGATAGTATCGGATTCCTGCTTGCGTCGCGTACGGTTCAGAAGGGGGGCGATACAAACCCCATAGTTCATACCATTGCCCCCAGTTCCCAAATGGATCCCGTGTACAAGACCCTGATGGATTATGGGACTGCCGGACCACGCTGGAACTGTAGAAGCCTTATGGATTACTCCTAAAGGCATCATATCATCAAACGTCAACCGACCCGTAGACTCATGAAATACACCATCTACCGGCCCACATACCCGGACAATTTTTGGCAACGTAGACACATTTAAACCAAATTTCAAAGAACGGACACCCAACGTAGAAAACACACATAATGGAATGTTTAGGCAAATGAAGTCAAGTCCATTAGACCGACTAACACCTTCCATAACAACCATTTCATCTGTTACCTTTATTGTAATGTCTTTCCCTCGAAACTCGATCGTCAATAAATCTTCGTTCCAACGCCCATCCTGATCCTTCAAAACATGAGCAGCCGTCCACAAGCATGACCGTTTCTCTTCACCAAGCTCTGTCACCGCTACAAATCCCACCCCCATCGCCGACGCAGACCGAAGTAAAACATGCCCATCAGGCCATTTACCCAGCTTCGTCATTATTGAAGAAGGAACCAACGCCTCCTGTATCCTGACATTAAATTGATTTGCCAAGATATTCGAAGACATCGACATAGGGGACAAAATACTAGTTAAAATATTCGGTGTCCGCACGTGGACAACCTCTCCCTTGTGTTGAATTACAAGATATGGATCGCCCGGATTAGTGGTATCCCACACACCCGTTACGCGTGTGGCCGCGGCCTCCACCACTTCATGTGTAAAATGAAGAGCGAAAATTGCACGCCGCAGCCGAACTACCCAGGCCCAAGCCACGCAAACCATCAGTGTCACGAGTGAGAGTGCTAACCACCCTCTCTCGTTAAACCAACCGATCAACATAACATTAAGCCCCACTAAGCATAGTATACAGCTAATCCTCACGCTTTTAACACGCTCGGCTTTCACCGCCTTCCTATACTCTTCTGGACTAACCAAGGTTTTGTAGTTCTTAAAACCCAGCAGACTTTCTGTAAAAGAGGTACTGCCTGCCTCCAAACTGTTCAGGAAGTATCGAATGCAGGCACGAATACCTTCACCCAAAATAACAACACTGATAAACAGCATCAATATTGCTACCAAGTAAGTGAAGACCACCACTT